ACTTATTTTATCTAATTCATCAAAATATATAACAGGATTCATGCATTTACTATCAATTAATATTTGAACGATTTTACCCCAAATACTACCTTCATATGTATAGCCATGACCTTCTAAGAAACTACTATCGGTTGCACCACCAAGCGCAATAAATGCAAATGGTCTATTTAGAATTTTACTGATGCCTTCTTTGACAAGTGTCGTCTTACCTGTTCCAGGTGGTCCTTTAATAGCAATTGCAGTCCCAATGGCAGCGGGATTTGTTACCAGTTGACCTAACATTTGCATGATTTGCATTTTTGCATCATTTAATCCATAAACCGCATCATCAAGTGTTTTTTGTGCGTTTGCCATAAATTCATGGCAAATATCAACACCATCTGAAATATTAACAGGAAGATTATCATATTTTCCGAAAGGAATGCGCATGAAGGTATCAACCCAATTTTTAATTTTATAATACTCACCCGATCCTGGTTCCATATATCTCAAAGAACCGATTTTTTTCATAGCGGCTGCTTTGAAAATAGTTGGCATGTTTGATTCTAATAGAGTGAGTCTATATGGTTTTTCGATGCGCGTGATTTTATTAATTTCACGCAATTCTTTGATAATTTTCTTTTGTTCAACAGGTGCAAGTTTTTCAAAGAATGTAAAATCATTCATGGTATTTTTATCACGAATAATACGCTTGAAAATGCGGCCATGTTTTTCCTTGATTTTTCGTTCTTTCTTTTCACTATTCTTTTTTTTATCTTTGATTCCCTTTTCGCATACCTTGATGCAATCTTGGATAATTTTATTATTTTTATTTTTACTATGAATAAGCTCCAATTGTTGTAGCATTTTTTCATCTGAATCAATATCTGGATCTTCTGTATCAGTGGTAGTCTTTTTAATAATATCTAGTATTTCTGTATTTGAATAGGCCGCATCCTTTTCCTTATTTTCTTTCTTGTTGTCCTTCTTATTTTCTTTTTTAGTTTCTTTCCTATTTTCCTTCTTATTTGCATGTCTTTTAGATTTTCTAGACTTGGAATGATATTCCTCCTCTTCCTCTTCATCATCACTATCTTCCTCTTCTTCATCCTCTTCCTCTTCATCATCGCTATCCTCTTCATCATCATCACTACTTTCAATATCTTCATCTTCATCCTCAGTTTCATCATCATCATCATCGGTATCATCGTCTTCATCATAATCCTCCCATTCATCTTCGTCATCATCTTCTTCATCATTTTTGTTTGACGAATTTCCAATAGTAAATATAATGTTGAATTTACCTGCGCCATTTTTAGTAATACGATGAGATTTCCTTCCATCATCGTCATCTTCGTCTTCATCACTATCTTCTTCTTCACTATCTTCCGACTCACTTACATCCTTTTCCTTTTTAGATTTTTTAAAATTTCTCTTTCTTTTTACAGCTTTTTCTTCCTCCTCCTCATCCTCTTCTTCATCAGAAGATTCATCAGATGATTCGTATTTCTTTGAATGTTTAGAAGATTTGGATATTTTTTTATTCTTTTTAGTAGCCTTTGATTTTTTATTTTTTTTAGACGAAAATTCTTCTTCTTCTTCGCTGTCATCCTCTTGTGGTAAATTTTTCAAGAATTTTTTAATGTCCTTTCCCTTTTTAACTTTATCATTTATATATTTTGATGGAAACATTTTCGCTAGAAAATTCTGATATTCTACTGCATCCATATCATCTCCATCGTCTTCACTAAAACTGGAATCCTCCCCATCATCGCTATCAGATTGTTCATCTAATTTTCTGCGACGAGAGCTTTCTTCCACTTTCTTATTGCGATACACCGGCGATCTTTTAATTTCCTTTTTTGAATCTCGAGTCATTCTTTATAATAATAGTAATATCATTGTAGGGTGATATATTGATTTCAATTTTATTTTATTTTGTAAAATGCAAATATGTCAATTTTTACTTTAAAATAAAATTGATTGTAAACAATCTAAATATTGTTGTTGTAATATAAGGAAGATGGCCGCAAATAACAAAACAATTGCGCATAATAATAGTTCTAAAATTATTGGGATACAATTTAGTATTCTGTCTCCAGAGGAAATCCGAAAGGGTTCTGTTGCAGAAATTACTACGAGAGATACTTATGTAAATAATAAACCCATTATTGGAGGGTTGTTTGATCCAAGAATGGGTGTTCTTGAACCTGGTCTAATCTGTCCCACCGATGGTCTAGACTACATGCAAACACCTGGATATTTTGGGCACATTGAATTGGCACGTCCCGTCTTTTACATTCAATATTTGAGTTCCATATTGAAAGTATTAAGGTGTGTGTGTTTCAAATGCAGTAAACTTTTAATCAGCAAAGAGAAATATAAACAAGCACTGAAGATGGTCGGAGATGCCCGTTGGAAATACGTGTTTGCGCTCGCCAGCAAAGTCAAAAGATGCGGCGAGGACACTGATGACGGATGCGGATGTCTTCAACCTCAGAAAATTAGAAAAGCGGACCTTGCTACCATTTATGCTGAATGGAAAAATGATTCTGGTAGTGAGCAAGATGGACAAAATTTAGTGATAAAGGTGACACCTGAAATGGTTTTAAAAATTTGTAAGAGAATTTCAGATGAAGATGTGTCTTTTATGGGATTTAGTCCTGTCTGGTCGCGCCCCGATTGGATGGTTTGTCAAGTCATGGCAGTGCCACCTCCTGCTGTAAGACCATCTGTAAAACATGACGCACAACAAAGGTCGGAAGATGACTTGAGTCACATCTTGGTAAATATTATTAAAACAAATAAAACGTTGCAAGAAAAAATTACAAATAATGCACCTGCGAATGTTATTGATGATTGGACCACAGTACTCCAGTACTATGTCGCGACCCAAGTCGATAATAAAATTCCAGGAGTTGCTTCCGTCGCACAACGCTCTGGTAGACCTCTAAAGTCAATCAAAGATAGACTGAATGGAAAAGGTGGTAGAATGAGAGGAAATCTTATGGCAAAACGTGTAGATTTCAGTGCTCGTTCCGTTATTACTGCTGATCCAAATATATCTATTCGTGAGTTAGGTATTCCAATGAAAATTGCGAAAAATATTACCAAACCAGTTGTAGTTAATGACGTTAATAGAGCATTCTTGATGAAACTCGTTCAGAATGGCCCTGAAGTATATCCTGGTGCTAAAATATTGGAAAGAAAAAATGGAGATTCTATCACATTGAGATATGTGGATAAAAAGTCTATCCAACTAGAAAACGGAGACATAGTCCATCGTCACATGATGGATGGTGACCCTATTCTATTTAATAGACAACCGACATTACACAGAATGTCGATGATGTGTCACATCGCAAAAATTATGAAGCGAGGTGACACATTTAGAATGAACGTAGCTGATAAACCTTGTGTCGGCAACAGGGGGCGTTAAAAGCGTGTAACCCCCTAGTGAATAAATTAAAAAATTTTGAGGCAAAATAAATATAAAATTGAATATAATTTAAAAAATAAAAACCATTATATATAAATGGTGACAGATACAAACCCTTTAGAAAAATGTTGTTCAAAATGCGACCAAACAAAAACATCCGATAAATTCATTCCAAAACGGAATATATGTAAGGAGTGTCGTAATACAAAATGTAGAGAAAAATATAAAATAGTTGAAATTGATAATGATTCCTATCAAACATGTAATTCTTGTAATCAAGACAAGCTTTTGTCTTCATATATAAGAAACCGAAATATATGCAAAGATTGTAATAATAACAACCGAAAAAATAGGTATAAAAATGATGAAACACATCGTTGTAAACTTAATAAACAACGTGCCGAATACAAGCATAATAAGGTTGTTGAAAAGAACTTATTAAAATTAAAAGAAATTGGTGAAGATAATAAAAAATGTAGTATTTGCTCTACCATTAAAAATATGTGTAATTTTCGTCATAATCGTTTGAAATGTAAAGATTGCGAACGTGATGAGCCTATTGAAAAATTCAAAAGATCTGTTCGTAGCAGGATTTGGAGTGCGTTAACTAACAAAAATAAACACACCATTGAATACCTAGGCTTATCTTCTACCGAATATTTACAATGGATTCTTACTTATGACGAAAAATATACTATTGATAACCGCGGAAAAGAATGGCACATTGACCATGTAATTCCATTATCAAAATTTAATTTAGAAGATAAAGAAGAACAACTGATTGCATTTAATTGGAGAAACACAATGCCTTTATCTGCAAAAGAAAATTTATCAAAAAATAATAAAATTTTACTACCACAGATTGAACAACATTATAAATATTTATTGGAATATCATAAAGATAAAAATATAGAAATGCCTCAAAATATAATTAATTTATTTGCGAGACACCTTGTTGCGGGGAGTTCCTGAGAGCCTTTACTACCATTCTAATATCGAAAGATACGAAGAAGAACTCGGTTAATAGCCGAACCCAGCGGTAATAATGTAAAGGATTGGATAATCCGCAGTGTTACTTCCTAAAGTCGTTATGACAAGACTATGGAAGGCATTCAGAGACTGAACGGGTGTCGGTCAATAATGATAGGTTAGTCACCTTGAATTGATTTAAGATACAGTCCGACCCTCTGGGAAACCTTAGGGATAATCGACAAAACCATACAATGCTGACTTCGATGGCGATAAATCTTGTCGTCAACAGGGGAACACTATTTAAGTTGTAAACAATACTTAATTAGGAAAATGTTGTAATGTTTACCTGTCCAATACTTTTATGAAGATATGGTATTGGATGGATATAATCCTCTAGTCATTAATTAATTCTTGAATAAACATAAAGATTGCTCTTAATATAAAAATATAATATAACAAAATAATATATAATAAATGATACTAAATTTAGATGAATGTGATAAGGTGGATGGCGAAATCTACAAAATCACAAATAACATAAATAATAAATCTTACATAGGACAAACTAGAAGTCATAGATTAAATCATAAGAAATATAGACCATTTGGGGTATTGGGAAGATTTAAAGATCATGTACACGAAGCTTATTCCAATAAAAAGCATCAATCAAGATATTTAAATTCTGCGTTGTTGAAATATGGTAGTGAAAATTTCATATGTGAAAAAATACTTACTTGTAAAGTAAGCGAGTTAGACGCATATGAAAGACACTATATTTTAGAATACAAAACAAAATATCCAACTGGTTATAATTTAACGGATGGTGGTCAAACTCATGGTAGTTTAAAAGGAAACAAAATTCTTTTAGATGAAAATGAACTAGTAAATCCTCCAGTTAAAGAAAAATGTGATTTAAGTAGAAGCGAATATACAAGGTCTTTAATTTCCAAAAGATTAAAAGATTTTAAAAGTGATCCATTAGTTCGTGAAAAACAAATGGAAGTGACTCAAAATCAACACTTGGATTCGAAATTTAAAAGATTTGAAAATGTTGTAGTAGATGTAGAAAATATAGAAAAATACATATTCATCATTAATAATTATACGTTGAAATATCAATATATTAGAATAGTTATTGATAAAGTAAAAGCAAATTTTATCGGTAAATATGAAAATATAGAAATTATAAAAGCAAGAGCAATTAACTTTATACAAGAATTAATAAAATGGCAACGTGATCAAATTGCGGGAAACCACCTTAGAGCCTTTACTACCACTCACACTTAGAAATATATGTGAGGAACTCGTTTAATAGACGAACCCAGCGGTAAAAATGTAAAGGATTGGGCAATCCGCAGCCAAGACCCTAAACTCGTTATGATAGAGCACTGGGTAAGGTTCAACGACTAGACGGTTACGGCTCGCAAATGAAGGAATAATCAACCTGATGCGGGACAAGGTATAGTCTGGCCCTTTGGGAAACCATAGGGATATTCATGGAGATGAATCTTCATATGCCGCAAGATGCGGAATCCGAATCGGAATTAAAAAATTTGGCAGCAGTGCCGTATCAGATAATTAGTCCAGCAAACAACGCGTCAATAGTAGGAATCTACCAGGATTCCTTACTGGGATGCTATCGTTTTACAAGACAACATATAAATTTTACTCCAAGAGAGGCGATGAATTTGCTGATGATGTTCTCGCGTGTGAACATTGGAGCGCTATTTGAGAAAGAAGGACCCGTGTCTAGCTTTGATATATTATCGCAAATTTTGCCTCCCATGACGTTAACATATAAGACAAAGTTATTTGGAGACGATGAGAATAATAAAACTTCAAATAATGTGATAGAGATTAGAAATGGTAAATATATTCGTGGACAAATGGAGAAAGGAGTGCTAGGGGCGGGGACAAAAGGTTTAATTCATCGCGTGTGTAACGATTATGGGAACATGGCTTCCGCGGATTTTATTGATGATTTGCAAAATATAGTAACAGAATACCTCAAGGTGAGTTCATATAGTGTAGGTATTAGTGATTTAATTTTGGATGCAAAAACGAATCAGAATATTATTAAAATTATTACAGATAAGAAAAGTGAGGTGAAAAATTTAATTGATCAGACGCAAATAGGTGTGTTTGAGAATAATACTGGTAAAACGAATGAGGAAGAGTTTGAAACAAAAGTAAATAATATTTTGAATCAAGCTTTGGCGGAGGCGGGAAAGGTGGGGTTAAAAAGTTTGGACAAGGACAATCGATTTGTTATTATGGTGAATGCGGGTTCAAAAGGTAGTGAGCTCAACATATCACAAATGACGTCTTGTTTGGGACAACAGAATGTGGATGGCAAACGTATTCCTTACGGATTTGATAATCGTACATTACCACATTTTACAAAGTATGATGATAGTCCAAATGCGAGAGGGTTTGTAGAAAGTTCATATATCAATGGATTATCTCCCCAGGAACTATTCTTCCACGCAATGGGTGGTCGTGTTGGTCTCATTGATACTGCTGTCAAGTCGGTCACATGGGAAACCCAAATAGTCATCATTGAAAACCAACAAGCTAAACATACTGAAATTGGAAAATGGATAGATGCTCAGCTTGACAATGTGGAAAATGTGTCGAAAATCCAACACTTTACTGCTAGACAGATGGAATTATTAAATATTAAAGAAGGCGACGTGTATATTCCTACTACGGATGAAAATGGTGTAGTTACGTGGGGAGAGGTAACGGCTATTACAAGACACGATCCTGGTACTGAATTGTATGAGATAAAAACCAGTGGAGGTAGAAATGTGATAGTTACGGAAAGTAAATCTCTATTGATTTGGAACCCAGAAACAAAGAAGTTAAAGGAGATGCTTACACCTGACATCAAGGTGGGAGATAGCGTTCCTGTGACTCGTGAACTTTGTCAACCGCCAATCATTGTGGATAACATCAACATGACAGAATACTTTCCAAAGAATGAATATGTGTATGGAAATGAATTTAATAAAGCATTACAAATGATGGAAGAATCCATGAAAACGAGAAAACATATTTCGTCTGGTTGGTGGAATGAAAATAACGGAACCGCGTTTACACTTCCATACACCAAGAAGTCGTCGCTTCAAAGAACATCCGTTCGTTCCAATTTAATGAATATCAAAGACGGATTTATTTATCCTTATAACGGAAATCGTAAAGATACTTCTATTCCAGATAAATTCGAATTGAACGAAGAAAATGGGATTTTCATTG